AGTTTGCCGCAACACTACTTAGAGATACTGGCATCAAAACAAAAATAATTAAACAATATTTGCCAGTTATGAACAAATTGATTAACAAGTACCTAACTTCGATGGACTTCTTTGTTAACTTCAACCTGAATGAATCATTCGAAGAAACAATTAAGTCCAGGCACCGTGATGAATTTTCATATGCATCTTTCTCAGAAGGGGAAAAGATGCGTATCGACCTTGCACTTTTGTTTACGTGGCGCCAAATTGCCAAGATGAAGAACTCAGTAAATACCAATTTGTTGGTTCTAGACGAAGTGTTCGATTCTTCTCTCGATGGAGTAGGAACAGAAGAATTCCTTAAACTTCTCAACAGCCTAGATAATAGCACGAATGTATTTGTAATCTCACATAAAGGTGACCAGCTTTTTGATAAGTTTCGGTCCGTAATTAAATTTCAAAAGACAAATAATTTCTCACAGGTGGTGAAATGAATGATGTAAAAAAAGATGTTTTAGTAATTGATACCGATTCTTGGAAAAAAGATTTACCTACAATCTCCAAAAAGATTGAAATTTTTCCTCTCGTACCTGAAACTCATCCCGAATTAAAATCCAAACTACCGGAGTTTGACTTTGCTAATCCACCAGTTAATCCGGCCGAATTTGCCAGTTCACTTGTTGAAACTTGTAAGAAATACAATGGTTTGGGTCTTTCCGCAAACCAATGTGGGTACAACTATCGTGTGTTTGTTATGGGTTCAGGTGATGAATACGTTGCATTCTTTAATCCAAAAATCATTTCTGTTTCAGAAGAAACAACCAGAATGGAAGAAGGGTGCCTTTCTTATATGGATTTATTCCTAAACATTGAACGTCCATCCGTAATTGAAGTTGAATACCAAGATTTCACCGGTGCTACCAAAACAGCAAAGTTTGCCGGAATAACTGCACGTTGCTTCCAACATGAACTTGACCACATGAACGGAATAGTGTACACTATGCATGTGAAGCCCTTGGCTATGCAAATGGCAATGAAGAAGCGTTCTAAACTTGCCGAGCAAAGACGCAAGATGCAAAAAATGATGATTAACAAGGTGAAAGAAAAATTTAATGTCAAACGATTCTGATATTGAGAACGAAAAGTGGCCCACACATGTGCAGAAACAGTGGGAAGAATGGTCCGAAAAGAATCCAAAAAGTTCATTTGAACATGTTGATACCGAAGAACTGAAAAAAGTTCTCACAGAAGATTTGACCTATGCGTCCAACATGGACGTTAAAGAATATACTTTGTTTCAGAAGTGGTGTGAAATCCAAGAAAAGTTTCCCACAAAAACAAACAACACTTTTTGGGGTGATGAGAAGGTTCTTGTTGACGAAGAACAGGGTAAGTACATCGACATTGCTAAGAGCAACATCTGGATACCAGAATCACCTGATGACTTTATGAACTTGCGTCCTGTTATGGAATTCACTGATGACTCCGGACACAAAATCACGACAGGAATTGACGGTACGACCATAAAAAGCGACAAAAAGCGCACCAAAGACCTTCCTATATTATGGAACACGACACGTACCTTTATCTCCACGATGAAGAACAACTCAAACATTGGTCGCAATCTCAACTTCATTGTCAAAGATGATGTGACTGGTAAGTACCTTGGTGTCGTTTGTATTTCTTCCGATTTCCTAGATTTGACACCACGTGATACCGCTATTGGTTGGGAACGTGAAAAGAAAACTCAAGGTGGTATGATTAATCATACTGCAATCGGTTCATCTATTGTTCCACTTCAGCCTCTCGGTTTCAATTACATGGGCGGTAAACTTCTTGCATTGCTTTGCCTCTCTGACACAGTTCAACGTTTGTGGAAAGAAAAGTACGGTGATGTTCTTGCCGGTGTTACAACCACTTCTCTATATGGAAATACTAAGTCTGGTGGTCTTTCTCAGTACGATGGCCTTGAACACTGGAATAAAATGGGTTTCTCATCTGGTTCGGTTGCTTTCGAACCCCGTAAGTCTACGCTAAACATGCTTTGGAATTGGCTGAAAGAAAACCACACAGAGAAATACTTTGAGTGGTGGGAAGCCAAGAATGATAAGGGTCTTCCTTTCAAACGTGACCACAAGAATCGTTCACTACACTTCTTGTACCCGAAACTTGGTATTCCAAAAGAGTTGACACGTACAGCGCACCAACGTGGTATCTACTTCTCACCACTCTACAATAATACCAATGAGTTTCTCCGTGGAGAAATCACGGAAGACCAACTCATTAAGTCGTTCGACACTTCCGAAGAAGCCCTTTCGGAACTCTGGAAGAACAAATATGCCAAAGGTCGTATTCGCCAACTGCAAAAGAAGAACAATGTTTCATATGAAACTCTTTTCTATGACGACCTGGTTTACATGACTTGGGAAGAAACCAAATCCAAATATTTGCCGCAAGTAGGACGGTAAATTCTCAAGTGTGCCACTAAAACACTTGACTTTTATCCTACATAATTGTATACTGTGATTTGCTCGTATGAGCAGTGTTCTTAACTTTAAAATGGAGTTTATTATGAAAAAAGTATCCGCTAAGGAAAAAATGTTGCAAACCTTGACCAAGAAGGAAGGTTACAATACATTCAGCGTAGCACAGGCTCGCTCACGCTTTGGCATCACTAACGTTGCCGCACGTATTGCTGAATTGCGTAACGAAGGCTATGCTATCTACACCAACATTAAGTCACGTGCTGATGGCTCTAAGGTTGCTATCTATCGTCTTGGAACTCCTTCCAAGTCTTTCAAAGCACAATGCCGTGCTATGGGCGTTCGTCCACAAACCGCTTAATTTTGGTTTGATACTGGAGAGTACCATTTTTTAATGGTCTCTCCTTTTTTTTATTTTTGGAGCACAAATGGAAATTCAAATTAAAACAGACGAACTTAGAAAACATAAGTTGTTTGTAGCCACACCGATGTATGGTGGGCAAAACCATGGACTCTATATGAAGGCATGTCTTGATCTACAAGGTATGTGTATTCAATATGGTATCGAAGTCAAGTTCTCATTCTTGTTCAATGAGTCTTTGATTACACGTGCAAGGAACTATTTGGTGGATGAATTCCTAAATCGTTCTGATTGTACACATATGTTGTTTATCGATTCTGATATCAACTTCAATCCACAAGATGTGATTGCATTGTTGGCACTAGATAAAGATGTTATTGGTGGTCCTTATCCTAAGAAGGCTATCAAATGGGGTAACGTCAAGAAGGCAGTTCAAATGCATCCCGACATTGAACCACATGTCCTCGAAAAAGTTACTGGTGATTATGTTTTCAACCCAGTTAAGGGTACCGCACAATTCTCTGTGTCTGAACCACTTGAAGTCATGGAAATCGGTACCGGTTTTATGATGATTAAGCGTGAAGTGTTCCCTAAATTTGCAGAACAATATCCACATCTCAAGTACAAGCCAGACCACGTTGGTCAAGCACACTTTGATGGTTCACGCTACATTCATGCATACTTTGATACCGTGATTGATCCAAAGTCGGAGCGTTATCTCTCCGAAGATTACATGTTCTGCCAATGGTGGCGTAATATGGGTGGTCAAATCTGGCTATGCCCATGGATGCGTACACAACACATTGGTACTTACCATTTTCAAGGTGACATGCCTGCCGTTGCGAACTTTGTCGGAGAAATGTAATGATCGTAGGTTTACTTGGATTTATTGGTTCAGGTAAAGGTACGGCAGGTGACATCCTTAAAGATATGGGTTTCACACCTGTATCCTTTGCAAAAGGAGTTAAGGATGTTACAGCAGAAATGTTTGGTTGGCCTCGTCATTTATTGGAAGGTGATACACAACATTCCCGTGAATGGCGAGAAAAGCCGGACGATTTCTGGTCATACGAATTCGGAAAAGAATTCACCCCCCGTTATGCTTTACAATTAATGGGTACAGAAGTTGGTCGTGATGTATTTCATAAAGATTTTTGGGTGATTAAGTTGAAAAACTACATTGACAACGCACCCGAACAAAATTTTGTTATCACTGATGTTAGATTTCAGAATGAAATTTCTTTTATCAACAAACACGGTGGCACATTAATTGAAATTAATCGTGGCATCACACCACATTGGTATGAAATTGCGGCAAAAGCAAATCGTGATGACCACAAAGCTGAAGCATTTATGATTAACCAATCTGGTGTACATGAATCGGAATGGAGATGGGTTGGTGGTGATATTGACCACACCATCGACAACGATGGAAGTCTGGAAGACTTAAAGAAAAAATTGAAGAATTGCTTGATTAGTTCCTTCGGAACTGATATAATTCGTGAACCTACTTAAGGAGTATTGTTATGAAACTTTCCACAAATACAATGAGTATTTTTAAAAACTTTGCCACGATTAATGAGGGTATCTATGTTAAGCCGGGTAATGTTATTGAAACCATCTCTAAACAAAAAAACATTCTTGCGAGAGCAGAATTGACCGACACGTTCGAATCGGAATTTGGCATTCACGACCTCAACAATTTCTTGGGCACTCTCACACTAGCACGTGATGCACAACCTGAAATTGAAGTTGAAGAAAAGAACATTGTCATCAAAGGCCTTGGTGGTCGTTCTAGCACCAAGTACCGCAAAGCGGCTAAAGAAACTATTCTTGTTCCGCCTGATAAGACTATCTCTATGGAAAATGCAGAGATTAAATTCTCACTTGATGCACAAGACCTAGAATGGATTTCTAAAGTTGCATCAGCACTTGGTTCTCCTAACATTGCTTTTGTTTCTAATGGTGAAACCTGCACAATCGAAACTTTTGATGCAAAAGATGATGCATCACATGTCAACTCAACAACACTAAATGTGGCAGGTAACGGCACAAAGTATCGTATGGTCTTTGCTACTGAAAACCTGCGTTTTGTTCATGGTGCATATGAAGTTACTATTGCTTCTAAAGGTATCGGTCATTTCAAGAACACAACTGTTCCTGTTGAATATTGGGTGACTACTGAAACTGGTTCTAAGTACGGAGAATAATTATGACTGCGGTGACTACCCTCTATGGTTCTTTTGATGAGAACCAACTAAAATCTATTCGTGATGCTCTTTCTGAAATTTCAAATGAAATGTCGGTAATTGATTCACACAAAGAAGCTATCAAAGACGTTATCGATGCACTCTATGATAACTTTAAAATTCCAAAAAAGGTTCTTCGCCGTATGGCAAAGACGCATCACAAACAATCTTTCCAAGAAGAAGTTACTG